CTTCGTACCCAACGTAGAGGTACGGTCTATAACCTTGGACACGGAGCAAAATGCACTCCTCGTCCTCGTTGCGCCCGTACACGTCTATGCAGTACTTTCCAGAGTAATCGTCGTGGTCGATCCAGTCGCAGGGTTGCATCTCTATCTCTATCTATTCAATGCCACACACTTTGAAAATCGGGATCGCTTCCGTTTTTGAGAACAAGAACAATTTGTATGGGCAAGAATAAGAGAGAGAATGACGAGCATGGAACCGCAAACCGTCAACCCCACCTCGTGGTTCTACGCCGCGACGCGCCCGAAGAACGATTTTCAACACGCAGAGTACGATTTCCGCGACAATGCAGCACAGCAAAATTACTACATGAACACTGCTCAATCGTCTGCAGGGTGCCAGGACTTTGAACCCAAGGCGTCGTGGGCGTCGCAGTTTGTCACGATGAACTACACGGGCAACTACGGCAACACGGCAGCAGGCGGGTGCGACACGGACCTGTACTCGCGCCTCATGCTCGGAGACGCAGGAACCCAGCGCGTCAAGGGGCACCAGCAGACGTTCGCCCGCCCGTGGGCGACGACCCCCAATCTGGGCGGCGGTCCCTCCGCGGCGAGCAAGGACACCGAGAGTCACCTCATTCAGAGCGTCCCCGTGCGCACGCCCAAGGAGTGCTCGACGGTCACGGACAAGTTCTTTGCCAACCAGTACGACCCGCAACTGCCGAGCGTCCAAGCAGAAATGAAGGACGTCAATAACTTTGTGCAGACCTGGGCGCGCGGCGGAGATCCCACGCGTCTCCTTTACAAGAATTCCGTTCAGAACTAACTACAATACTCGTCTTCCGATGAAGGTGGCCTTCTTCGCTCAGTATATGCCAGATCCATGTGGTGCATTCTTCCACGACATTGCTCTTGCAAAAATCCTCCAATCAATGGGACACACCGTGCATTTTGTAACAACCAAGCGAGGAAACTTCCCGATCAAGGGAAACTATCGCGGTCTAAACTGGACGTACTACACCAACGCAGAACGTGAACTCTTTACGTCCAACATTTGGTGTACACCGCATTACCCGTTTCTCCCCATCGTTCGCAAACTCAACGGGCAGTTTCGCAAACCCGTAGTCATCACCATGCACTTCGGAGAAAATCTAGAGTACATTAACAGTCCCGCAAAATACGAGTGGGCGGAGTTTATCTGGATCATTTCAAACCACATCAAAGAATATGCAGAAAAATTAGTGAAGAACCCAACCTTTTTCAAAAGCATCGAAGGTATTCGCCCGATCATGCTTGAACACGAAATCAAGATGCACGCGAGAGACACTCTTCCGACCGGCGATTGCATAACGATGATTAACGCCAACGCTCTTAAAGGTTTGCCCCTCTTTTTGGAGTTGGCGAAAAAGTACCCCGAGCGCAAGTTTCTGGGCGTGCGACCCTACTACAACGTCATAAAAGTCCCTGAAAACATTCCCAACATTGAGTGGATGAACGTTCAGGACGATATCCGCACGGTGCTCGCCAAGACGCGTATTCTTGTCGCGCCGTCTCTCTATGAAAGTTGGGGTCGAGTCTCGTTCGAAGCGATGTACAACGGCATCCCCGTTCTATATTCGAAACCTATGGATCGTGCGAGTCCGTATGCACGCCCGTCCGGGAGCACAGAGGGGATGCAGGAGTGGATTGGCGACAGTCAAATGGGGTGCGATTACGGTACGTTTGAGGAGTGGACGACTGCCATAGAAACACTCGACGACCCGGAAGAGTACGCACGCTATTCGAAGCAGGCGTACGATAAAACCTACGGAATGAACATTTTCGAAGACGTCCGCGACATCGAGCGAAAGATGGTCGACTACAGTATTCATTATGCTCCGAAGATTGCTACGGAATCATCTAGCGATCCGCGAACATCTTCTTCGGCGTCGGCGTCGCCTTCGCAGAGTCTCCATCTCCAGATGGCCGGGGCGAGACAACCTTTCCGCGGAGGTCGTTTTGCGGTGAAGCGCTGAGAATGTCAGAGAACTGCCTCGCCTTTTTAAGATTTTCCCGAACTTCATCCGTCAGACCGTCGTCTATTTTGGGAGGAGGAGGAATGTAGCGCGTGCCAGAGATCGTGGGGGGTGTTGAGAGCGAGTCCACGGCAGCAATCACGTCATCCCCGTTGTCCTCCAGCGCCTTTTTCGCGTTTTCTTCCGAGACACCCGTCATGCCAACAACCTGTTCGATCTTTGTGCTCATTTTTTATAGACTATACACAAACACCGAAAATGAAATTCATCAACGACCTATGCCCGCCCGCTTTGCTGTATGCGCTCTACGTCGCGATCCAACTGGGTCTTGACGCTGCCGACCTTGCGTGGGTCACATTTGGAGTCAAGGCGGTCTTTGGAGTCGCCACCGTCTTTGTCCTCGACCTGCTGTGCCGCCTCAACCTCGGCGTAATCTCGTGGGTCTTTATCGCCACGCCCTTCGTCATGACGGCGCTCGCCACCTCCATCGCCATGGGTCTCGAGATTGACCGCACGATCATGAGTTCCCTTTAAACAGTATTTGTATTCAAGAAAAGTAATGAACGAGGTCGTGTATTACGGAATCCGGGCGTGGTTGGTAGTCCGAGAATTCTGCTGTTGCTCTCGCAAAAAACAGGCAGAACAGTCATCCGCGCTTGCATCTCCCCCCGTCACGACCTGGGAGATTTACGACAACTTTACCATTCAGAACCTGAGATACTCGAATGGGCGCACGAAGCATGTTGTTCATCGTGGAGAGGTAGACCGCGAAAGGAATGTATCCTACGCAATCTCACCTCCGTACCCTCTGCCACCGTGGTTCTTCATCGGGTGCTACGATTCCGCAAAAAGTCTCCAGGACAAGACGTGCGAGATGGACGACTATGTATATCCTGGAAACGTCATAACTTTGGACCTTTTGCAGCACCTGTTTCCCGGGACGCAGCGGTGGGTGTACATCCACCCACAAACGTTTGAAGAAACCGATTTTCCTTCCGAGGGTATCGTAATCGAACAAGACGATGAATGAAGTACTGAATCATCCGAATCATGGCAGTGTTGTCTGGAAGTATCTGGATCTAGACAACAGAGTTCAACCCAAAAACTTGCTAGAGCACGCGGGGTTCCACGCCGCGCTGTGGGTCCAACCGCTTTTGCATTTCCTCTTTTGGATCACGTGGTTGTTCGTTCCGGACGTGTACACTTACTTTGGCGGATCCTACGACATCTCGACAGTTTCATTTGTACTCTACATCGTCAATACACTGAATGTGATTGTCGCGTCGGTCCGGCGCTGGTTCGAGGTCGTAGAGCACTACAATCTCGGAACAACGATCATGGGGTGGCGCATTGTCACGAACGCGTTAGGAACAGAGTACGCGATTCGCTCAAGGGATCCGCGTCACCGTCTGTTCAGATATGCAGCAGGCGCCTCACTGCTTCAGAACCTCCGGTAGGTTTCCGGAAAACATCGATTTGAAACTGTCGACGAGTTCGGCGCCCTGCTTGACCTGCGGACCCAGCGACGAGAGCGTTTCCATGAGTTGCTTCTGGGTCTCCATCAGTTCCTTCGTATCGTCGCGCATCTGCAGAACTTGGTCGGGATTGAGTTTCTGGAACGCGTGGAGGATGGTGGTTCCGGCATCCAAATGGTGTTCCTTGGACTCTGTATCGTTCGGCGACGGTTCGTCTTCCTCATCCTTGCGTTTCGTATCCTTCTTCGAGGGGTTCTCGTACTTTTCCTTGAGGGTTTCCCCCGAGATGTAAATAACGGCGGCAACCGTCCCCACGCCGATCGTCACTGCTGCCGTCAGGGGCATGCGCACGCCGTACCCGATCACGACCGTAATGAGGAGCAACCAGACGGCAAGGTACCCTACTTTGCGTTGAACAAGAAACACGACAGCAATCAAAAGCATTGTTGCTGCAACGACGGTATCTGTCTTCATCCTTATTACACTGGAACAGATTTTCCACCGACGGGAACGGCATCAGCAATACCGCCTGCACCCGAACCGTTAAACGTGTACCCTGCACGAGGTGACGTCAGCGCCAAGTTTCCGCCGCGAAGACTGCGGCGGTGACGGCGCCTCGTCTTGCGCGCGTTCTTCTTATTATTCCGTCGCCGGCGTCCCCCCGCCAGCGTGTTGTTTCCTCCTCGATTCGCCACGTCCGCACCCCCGCACTCCCCTGCTTGCTTGTTCCACTGCGCCGCACCCGCGTTCGTACCGCCGGCGTCGCTGAGAATGGATCCTCCGAACCCGTACGACCCGCCACGGTGCCTACGACCGCCGCGCTTACTTCTACGTCCTCCGCTGCATGTTCCGGGTCTGCTCATTTGTACTGCCGCAATATTCTATTCTAGTCTAATGCAGTATCGGCGTCCACGTACCGTCGTCTTCTGCGTTCTTCACACACTTCAGGCGGAAGGACGGACCCAGCGTTCGCAGAGCGCGCGACAATTCCAGCGTCCGAACACGCAGGTACCCCAAGTCTCCTTCAAGTTTATAGACGTCCGGAACGTCTGTCGTCGTGATTTGGTATGTACTTTCAGTTATTTTGGGAGGCGAAACAGTCTCTTCCTTGAAAAGACCGGTTTCTCCGATACGATCCGTATAGTACTCGTACCCGCGTATATCCGACATCGTGTCGCTCCTCAATTCCACCGCCCTCGACTCAAACCCCGGACACGACGTATACATTAGGGAGATCATCTCTTTCAAATAGTTCTGCCTCCATGCAAACGTAGTCCTGTTGAATATTTTTATACCGTTCCACATCCACACATCTGCAACGTACAGATGTGTGGAGGTGTACTCGACGCGCAAAATGCTATCCTCGAAACATCGCTCATCCATGACCACCCGAAACACCTGCGGTTTCGGATCCACGCGCCGGGGAACCCATAGCGCAAGCGGCGTAGAATTTGTTGGATCCCGTGTCAAGCACAACCATCCGGGTATTCCGGACCCCTGGGGAACTTTTACTGCGCTTCCGTGTATCGGTTTCGTCGCCTGGCGCGTCATGCGCGTAGACGGGTCCCAACCATAGAGTGTCTGTAGTCGCTTCATTACTTATTTGATTCTACATGATACGCTTAAGACTGTGCGACTACGACCGCGCGGGGTCGCGCGTCTCGATCGGCGGCGGCAACGCAGGAGGAACGGGTTTTGTAGGCGGACTGTCGTACGTCGGGAGTTTGATTTCGGGCGCTGCCGGGGGAGGAAGCGCGGATACTGATTGCGGAAGAGGTTGTACGGGCAACTGTTGCACTGCAGGTGCGGGGGGCAGCGTGTTGTATTGCGGTTGCGGTTGCGGCATGTAGACCACGCGCGGTTTTGGGGGTTGAATCACCCGCGACACCCAGAACACACCAATATGGAGAAGTACGATTACCAATAGAGTTGCCAGCGCAGTATACAGGAGGTTCTCGATCATATTATGTGTCTATGAGGTTTACTGACATCTAAATTAAACACATAACGGCGCGACCCGCGAATGTGTGGCATATGGTGCTGTCTCGGTTCTCATTCTGAATCCTTTCCAGACTGCATTGAAGCGCTTCGAAACCGGGGTCCCGAGTTTGTGGCATTCAAGTCCTATTACGGCGTGTCTCTCGGGTTCACACGCCTCGCCATCAACGGTCTGTCGGCAGAGGGCGACCAACCCTTTCTGCACGAAGACGGCAGCAAACTTATCTGCAATGGAGAAATCTACAACCACGTTCAACTGAAACAAAAGTACGACCTTGCGGAATCAGGCGACGGGGACTGTGGCATCCTGCTCGATCTCATCAAAAAGATCGGATTTGCCGCCGCGTGCCGCGAGATCGACGGGGTTTTCGCGATGGTTTACGTTACCTCCGATCTAGTCTTCGTCGCGCGCGACCCCTTCGGCGTCCGACCGCTCTTTCATGCGCATTACGAGGGGTCGCACATCTGGTCGTCCGAGATCAAGGGATTTCCGAAAGGCGCGACAAACGTCCGCCCGTTTCCTCCGGGCACGTACGCCGCCTATTACCGCGCCAACGACTTCAACGCACTCTTTCACGACGCTAAACGGTTTCATACGCAGAATATTGTGCCACTTGAGTCCTTCCGCAATCCCCGCATATCGACATACTGTTTGCGGGAAGCGCTGTTCCAAGCAGTCGAGAAGCGCGTTCTGAACACCGAGAGACCTATCGCGGCGCTGCTGAGCGGCGGTCTCGATTCAAGTCTGGTTGCCGCCATCGCCGCCTCCGTTATTTCCCGCCGCGGATTGCCAAAACTCCGCACATTCAGTATCGGAATGGTCGGATCGCCCGACCTCAAGTACGCCCGCAAGGTTGCCGACTTTATCGGGTCTATCCACACCAGCATCGTCGTTGCTGCCGAAGATTTCCGCGAAGTAGTCCCCCAGGTGATTCGCGATATTGAGTCGTACGACATTACAACTGTGCGAGCGTCCGTGGGCAACTGGTTGGTGGGCAAATATATTAAAGAACACACGGACTGCAAGGTGGTTCTGAACGGCGATGGGAGCGACGAAATCGGGGGAGGGTACCTCTACATGCAGCGTGCGCCCACCGACGCCCACTTCAACGCCGAAACCCTCCGTCTTCTCGGCGAAATCCATATGTTTGACGTACTGCGCTCCGACCGCTGTATGGCAGCACACGGTCTCGAGGCGCGCACCCCCTTCCTCGACAAGCAAGTCGTGCAAACATGGTTGTCCACCCCCGT